GGGTGACGGAGTTGAACGTGGACAAAGTAAAAAGATTTGATTGGCAAGATTCGAAGGTTGGTCTGGCAGAGATCGTCAGGTATTTCATGATGATAAAGTCAGAGCCCAAGAACAAGATGGAGGTCAATGCTGAGTCTGAGTATTCGTCGGTGCAGAATATCGTGTACCATAAACACGCGGTGAACGCGGTGTACGGAGCTATTTTCAAGCAACTATTTGATAGATTTATCAGTCTTTTGAAACCGAACGTGCAGTGCATGCTGAAGAAGAACATCAGCGACATCAATAGTCATTTGAACAACTACATGGTGACAGGTCACGCGTATACGACGTTGGAACTGGATTTCAGTCTTTTCGACAAATCGCAATTGCAAATGTGTTACGAGCTGGAGATGTTTATGTGGAGGAAACTCGGGATGGAGCAATACTACCTGACGCTTTGGCGTTTGGGGCATTTTGATACATCTGCGAGAGACTTCATAAACGGGATCACAGCAATGCTGATGTTTCAGAGGAGGTCTGGAGACGCAGCAACATGTTTTGGCAATACGATGATATCGATGATGACGATCGCGCGAAGCGTGAATCTGGACAAGTTGGTGTGCGCAAATTTCGTAGGCGACGATTCATTTGTCGCTTTGTACGGAAAAACGTGCAAGGACAACATCGTGCGGACGCTGAGTGAAGTTTTCAACTTGACGGCAAAATTGATAGATTTGCATGTGGTGTACATGTGTTCGTCTTTCATTGTCGATACAGGAGAAGGCTTCGTGATGGTGCCCGACCCCTTGAAGAGGATCGAGCGACTCGGAAAGAAACTACACATAGCAGATGAGTCGGAGATATTCGAGAGGTACCAAAGTTTTAAGGAACTGATGGTTGGCCTCGAGTATGTCGGCGTGACGGAGGGCTTGGTTATTGGCATAACCGAACGCTATGGTGATAGTGCGATGACTACGCTCGCGATGGACGCGTTGCGTACAGTTGCGCACAGTTTCGAGGAGTTCAAACGATTGTACGTGAGGAATGATGCCACGTACGACAAGAAAGTGAAGAACGCTGTCGTGAGACAGTGAACAGCTTTCGATCCGGAGGAGACTTTAATCAGTTAACAATAGTTATAATTTTCTATGGTCTAGTAATAGATACGATTCATATATGATTTCTTAAATCAAT